ATAAACGATATAAATCTGTTGAATGTCGTATGCCCGGGGTACATGATTACACTAAGTTTCTCAAGCGCGGATTCGGGCGAGGTACTGATCACGCATCCGCCGATGTTCGAGCGGGTTTACTCACGCGTGAGCAAGGATTTGAACTGGCAAAGTATCACGATACAAAAAGACCAGATGCACTTGACGATTACCTTCAGATTTCTGGACTGACCGAGGATGAGTTCTACGAAGTGATGCGCAAGCACCGTGAAGGGCTGGAGATTGACGGGATAAGAGGTGATAAGTTCTGGGAGGCGGTGGAGGCGTATGAGCGCGATAGAGGATAGCATCGCCACCATCGAGCGCCTTGACCCGTCACTGCACGCCTGGGCATACTTCGACGCCGAACTGGCGCGCAAGAATGCGGAGAATGCACGCCCGGGCTCGCTCCACGGCATACCTGTGGGCGTGAAGGACATCTTCAACACTTACGACATGCCCACACAGATGGGCTCGCCAATCTGGAGGGACTTCACCCCAGGCAATGATGCGCGTGTGGTGTATAACCTGCGTATGGCTGGCGCGGTCATTATGGGCAAGACTGTCACGGCAGAGTTCGCCGTGCATACGCCTGGACCAACTCGCAACCCGCACAATACCGAATACATGGCAGGCACATCCAGTACAGGCAGTGCGGTAGCAGTTGCGGCTGGTATGGTCAGGATGGCGATAGGCACGCAGACGGCAGGCTCCACCATTCGCCCGGCTTCCTACTGCGGCGTGTACGGCTTCAAGCCCACCTTCGGGCTGATACCCAGGACGGGCATGCTCAAGACCACCGACACACTGGACACGGTAGGTATGTTCGCCCGAAACGTGCCTGACCTGCGTCTGTTGTTCGATGCCATCCGTGTGCATGGACTGGATTACCCGTACAGCGATTTGCAAGAAGGGGAGGCGAAGAAGGTGTATATGGCACTTGGTCCCAAATGGAAGGACGCAGAGATATACGCCCGTGAAGCGCTGATACAGTTCTCAGCCGACCATGAATACTACGACTGGAAGCCCATGGGTGATATGTTTGGCAACATCCACTGCTTGCACTCTATCATCTACGACAAGACGCTGAGCTATTACTTCCGCGAAGAGTACAAGCAGAAGACGCTGGTATCCGACAAGATGTACCAGATTATCGAGCGCGGGCAGTCTATCACCCTGGATGAATACGAGATTGCGCTAGATGAGCAGGCTAACCTGACGGCGAAGTTCGACGCATGGATGTGTGAGAACGAGATAGATATCCTGCTGGATTTATCCACGGGAGGCACGGCGCTCAAAGGATTGGACACTGAAGATAGACCGGATAACTGCCTGATATGGACGTTCCTGGGACTGCCTGTGGTGAATATACCCATGTTCACCGGACCCAATGGGATGCCCTTTGGCTTGCAGGCGATTGCCCGCAAGTATGACGATTATAAGTTACTGAGGTTCTGCGAGGAGGTGGCGGGTGGCTGACATCCTTGACCGTGACGATAAAGAGGCTGCGCTGGCGAAGGTTCTGGGTAGAGAGTTCAACCGCATGCGCCTGGTCATCATGGAGTTGCTGCCTGCGCTGGACAAGTGGATGCTCAATATTGCGCCTGAGGTATGGGCTGAGCACAAGCAGAAGCTGCTGCAATTCGTTGCCCCGCTCATGGCTGCCAACTTCCTGATGCAGGCGCAGAAGATGATGGATGACTTCCCATTCCTGGGCGTTGAGTGGGGATTGGTGAACGAAGCCGCCGCAGATTGGGCGCGCAAATATACCTTTGACATGGTGACGCATCTGACCGATACCAGCCAACGCCTGCTGCAAAAGCTGATACCGCGCTTCTTTGAGGAGCAGTGGACGCAGGGGCGGCTTAGAGAGCAGTTAGCGCCCATGTTCGGCGCGGTGCGGGCTGAGATGATAGCCAGGACGGAAGTCACACGGGCGGCGTCCGAAGGCGAGCAGGAGTTAGCGCGGGAGCTGGCAGAGCAGGGAATTAATATGCAGCCTATATGGAACACGCGCATGGATGAGATTGTGTGCCCGATATGCGGCCCGCGTGCTAACAAAGAGATTACGGACGGTGAGTACCCGCCAGCCCATCCACGCTGCCGCTGTTGGGTGACACATGAGCTGCCAAAGGTGGAAGCATGAACGAGTATGATATTGCCATTCAGAAGCAGTGCATCGGCGTCGTGGAGGAGATTGTGCGCGATTACGAGAAGCGCATCCGTGAGACCAGAAATATGGCGCGTGTCAAGGAACTCAAGCGCCAGTTGAGAACGCGCCAGGCGAACCTACAGCGCTTGTACGAACAGTTAGCAGAGTTGGAGAAAGGATAACTTATGCCATTCAAAGGCCCGTGGGGTACGTTCTATCATATCCCGAAGTGCGGCGGCATGTCCCTGCGCTACTTCCTCAAGAACCACTTCCGAGATCCAGGCGTTGAGCTGGACGACAAGCGCCAGCATGGATTACCCAAGCCTGAGCATGATCTAACAAATGCCTGGACAGTAGTGCGCCATCCGGGTGAGTGGCTGCTGTCCTATTACGCATACATCGAGTCGCGCGAGTGGCATTGGCCAGAGCGCCCGCCAGAGGTTGACGACCTGTTCCGCTTCGCTGATGGCATGTTCTGGCCTACCTGGGTAAAGGCAGTCACCAACCAAGTCCCCGGCGCAGTCGGGCGCGTGTACGGGTTGTACTGCGTACCGGGCGTGAAGGTGTACCAGATGGAGCACATTGACGATATATTCAGCGAGCCCGTGCCGGTGAAGAACGTGACCGAGATAAAACCCGTGATGACGCTAGGACACTGGCGCATGATCTGCGCGGCTGAGCATGACACGCTGGAGCGCTACGGGTACGACGATAAGCCGACTGAGGTAGTGAGGTTGTGATGGCTACTACTATCCGCGGTGTCGTTGAACTGAAGCGCAAACTGGCAAAGCTGGCAGATATGCGCTCCATCGTGCCTGCGCTGGAGGCGTCCGCGGTGCACGTCAAGGGCAAGGTCAGCAAGTACCCGCATGGCAACCAGCACCGACCGCAGCCGTTCAAGACTGAGAAGTCCCGGCGCTTCTTCTTCTGGGCACTCCGGCAGGGCATCATCGAAGTGCCATATCGCCGCGGGCAGTCGCCGGGCAGTGAAGACCACGGGCAGTCATGGACTATCAAGGGCATGAAAGGCGGCTTGCAGCAGGTTATAGGAAGTGATACGAGTTATGGCAGGCTGCTCCAGGATGCGGATGCGCAGACGGCTTACCACAAAGCGACCGGCTGGCGCACGGTGCAGGACGTGGCAGAGGAAGAAGCCGATGACGTGTTGGCTTATCTCAAGCGGGCAGTGGATAAAATATTGCAAGGCTGACATAAAAAACAACGTTGACTATTTTGTTACGGTGTGATATTATTTGAGTAAAATTGAATATCAGGTGCAAGCCAGCAAAGGCGCGGTGAGCGCAGGGATTGCATGAGACGCTAGTACTAATGGCGAGGTGATCGCGGTACGTCGAAATGACGTGCCGCTTTTTTTTGTTAATTTTCGGAGGCATTATGCCCGAACCAATGATGGAAGAAGACAAGGATAAATACATGGAGCGTTGCATCCCTCAAGTGATGGGGGAGGGCAAAGACCAGGATCAAGCCGTCGCTCAATGCCAGGGGATGTGGGATGACAAGCACGGCAAAAACTACCTAAAGACAATAAGCAAGACCGACGATGAGCTGCGTGTCGGTAACTACATGGTGCTCTTCGGCGGGAAAGACCTGACCGGCGAGTATTTCACACCCAACACCAAATTTGACAGCGAATATACCAAGGTCGGCGTGCTCTACGAAGATTGGGAGCATGGCTTAGACAACGACCAGGAAAGCCCACAGCGCGACGACGTGTTGGGTTACGTCGACTGGAAGACAGCCAAGATAGACGACAAAGGGCTGTGGGTTGACCGCATCTTATTCAGGCGCGCCGAGTACATGCAATATCTCGAAAGCCTGATTGACGAAGGCTTGATTGGCACATCCTCAGAAGCAGTTGGCAGCAAGGTCAAGAAGTCGAAAGACGGAGAGATTCTTGTCTGGCCGCTCAAGCGGGATGCGCTGACCGTACAACCAGCAGAACCGCGCATGATGACGGAGAACGCCATCGCCGCGATAAAAGCACTATCCGAATTCCAGCCGCATCTAAAGGCGCTGTTACAGGGCGAGGTGATCGCCGAAACAAGCGCGACAGAGGCAGAGAGGAAAGAGGTACATCTTACCCATTTAGAAAATGTTGGAGGGACCACCAAAATGACCGATCAAATTGTTATACCACAAGTGGACCCTGAAGTGAAAGCACTCAACGACAAGGTTGATGCCCTGATTCAGTTGATCCAAAGTTCACCCAAAGCCAAAGATGCAGGCTACGTTGCCCCCGACAGCGAGAAAGATCATCCCGAAGTCAAGAGCTTCGGCGATTACCTCGTCGCCGTGCGGCAGAAAAACGACATGCGCCTGAAGACTATCTATAAAGTCGCCCTCGCGGAAGGTTCGGGAGCCACCGGCGGTTATGGTGTGCCCACCGAATACGGGCAGGTGCTCAATGAGAAAACCAAAGAATTCAATGCCCTGCGCCGCGCAGGCGCGATGACCACGGTCTTACAAGGCCGTTCCAAGCAGTATCCCGTGCTGGATATTGAGACTGCCCCGTCCGCCGGATACACCGCCTACGCGGGCGGCGTGACCGCAGCCTGGACTGATGAAGCTACCGCTCC